CATCAAAGTTGCTTGATCTGTGATTTCTCGTCTTTCAGCAAGATACTTCACTTGTACAGCTACTTTTTCATATGTAGAACGATTTAAAGGAGCAAGTCCACCCTCTGCGATAAATGGACTATGTTCTCCACCATGATTTAAAACACGGTTATATTCTACAACTGTATTTTGTGCCATGACCTTGCTTAGCATAGGCCAGAGCTTCAAATCTTGCATAGTAGATGTCGCAACGCTCAAAGTATTAGCTAACTGTTGAGGGATCAACGGGCTAAGATTGCTCGCTGTTTGTGATCCGCCTTGAGGAACTAAAGGACTTTGATAGCCTACAGTACCTTTTTTCATTGAAGATAACATTTGTGCAACTTGTTGTGATGATGTGCCGTACATATTATTTTACTCCTTGATTAAATCTTGCTTGGATATCTGCGGGGCTTGCTCCACTCTCTAAAAGTGTAGCCATTTGTAAAAGCTCGCTTGCTTGTGTTGCATTTTCAACTTTTGTTGAGCTAAGAGCTTTGAAAAGATCATTTCTAGCGTCAGTACTTGCAACATTATCATAAGGACTTGGGATATAATCAATGCTCTTAGCCATCGGCTCATGATCTACAGATTTAGAGCCTTTAAGGGCTTTGATTTCGTCTTTCATGCCCTTGAGGATTTCTAGCACACCTGCAAAACTTTTACATAATGCCATGTTTTGCGCCCGTGTTTCTTCAAGCATTGAATCAAGTGCAGGAGCTAACGCGCTAGCTAAAGACTGTTCACCATCATCAAAAGCTTTTGATAGTCGCTCTTGTGCTTGGTACTCTGCCTCTTTTTGTGCCTCTACAACGTCTTCAAGTACATCTAAGCTCTTTTGTAACTTATCATTCATTCTGTTGTCTTCTACGTATGATTCCGCGCGTAATTCTGCTTCATGTGCATCTATACCCGCGTCAATCAATAAATCAGTTAGGTCTTTAGCGTTCATATCGCTTCAACTCCTTGATAATTTTTCTTGATGCTTGTGAGATTTTATTTAAATCCACGTCTGGAAAAAGTTTTGATAATGTGTCTATTGTACGAGCTAAAAGTTGATCATACAAGTAAATCTTGCTTGTTGCTACGCTTAAAGGACTTTCAATCTGTTGTGGTATCAAGTTTGCAAAGGTGTTTGATCCTGCTTGTAAAGGTGTTTGATACCCTACATTTTTCTTTAAAATGAGAGATTTTAAAAGAGCAAGTGAAGTATGAGGATTGATCGGGTTACTTGTAATTGCACAATTGATCACTCTTGCTTTTGTTACTCTTTTTGGGTTCATTTCATCACGTTCCATCACTTGTCCCTCTATTGAGAATCCAAGTGTACGAGAACCGCCCGCTTTTCGCATTGCTTGAGCTGTTTCATAGATCTCTTTTGCTTTGGGTCTGTCTAGTAACAAGATTCCTTGTACCTCTGTTCCATTCCCTTTACGTTTAACTTTTGTAGGATATCCGAGAAGGTTTTCAACTCCCGCTTTATGCTCATAATTGAAATATCCTTTTTTAAGAAAATAAGAAAAGTCCAAGCCTTCTTGGTCAATTCTCTCTCCCTGTAAATCTATTTCATCGGTTGAAATAACACCGCTTATATGAGCGATGTTAGGACGGTCTTTGTCCTTTTCAGCTTTTTTTAAATCAAATGTTAAATTGATCATGTTTCATTACTCTCTAAAATCATAGACCCGTCTGTATCAATGATAAATCCTTGTATTACGGGTATTGTATCACATCTACAATTAGGATGTATAGGAAATGCAGTTGGTTTGTAATTACGTGCTTTGATTCCCACGTTTGTACCATTTGCCAATAAATCAGCAACATTGAATATTCTTGGTTTACCGTTCGGTTGCAAAAAGAGCCTCAAGCAATGTTTACAAGCGTCTGTTTCTGGTATCCTTGCAATCCTTGCATTCTCGCCATCTTGATACACAGCCTCATAAATCATACCTTCATTGTGGGTTGCTTGTAGCTCTGTTTCTGCAATCCGTTCAAAGTTCCTTGTAAGGTCGTTTGTACGCTGTCTTATTCTGTTTGCCACTTCTCTACCTGTATCATTTGTAAGAACTGCACTCCCTACCTCTTCACGGATCACTTTTAAAGCTTCATTTCTTCTTTGTGCGTTCGGTGTGTCGAGTAGGTTTTCTTTGTCCCATTCTTCATAATATGTACTACTTATTTCGTCAGCATATGCATTGCCTAGACCCCGTATAAATCCACCTAGTGATTTAAAGGCACTTACTAACCCCACTTTTTCAGCTTCACTGAAATATGTTGGGATTGCTTTATCATAGGGCGTGTATCCTTGTATATCTGGCTGTACTCGTGATGTTCTGTACTTTTGTTCTATTGGCTCTCTGTCTTCTCTCTGAATATCATTTTTAATATTCAGAGCTTGTCTTTTCCAATAATCTAAAGATGCTGACCGCATGTATTGACGTTCTTGACTTGATGCTTGTGCATAATCACGACCTATTAATCTTGTAAAAAGAATAGGATTCAAAGGTTCTTCTAAGCCTGCAATGTCAAGTCCTTGTAATTCATCGACATCAATGATGCCACGTTTTAAAAGGTCTCGTATACGTGGCAAGGGTAGCCCGCTAGCCTGCACGCCCAGCAATTCTATTGTAAGAGCATCAAAATGATCCTGTATAGTGTCCTGTGTGCGTTTTTCTGCGTCAAGTAATAACATTATGCCTTCCACTTCTTAAAAAGGTCTTTATCGGCTGTCTTTGAGGTCTTTCCACCGCTCAAAAAAGAATAGACTCTTGCAATTGCCCATTGTTGAGCCGTTGCGCCTACTCTGTGACCACTTGTAGCCCATGCCTTTAAACCTCTATCATATACTTGTTCAATGATGGATTTAGGAGCTTTAGCAACCTTGCTTGATGCTCTGATAAATTCTTTCTTTGTATTGTTCTTTGTTTCTTCTCTTATCAGTTTAGCAACTTTTGTTCTGGTGTACTTTGAAGGTTTTGTCTTGGCTTTATCATCTCCATGCATAGGATCATAAGATACTTTGCCCTCTTTAGCTTGTTTGGATCTTGCCTTTATCTCTTTTTTACGTTTCGCTTTATCTTCATCACTTAACCCTGTTAAATATTTCTTAGGAACTGCCTTCTCTACTCTCTTTTCTTGTTGCTCAATGATTCTTTTACTCCATGATAAAGCAGGTTCACCGCCCCATAACAAATAAGCAATCATACCCGCGCTAGGCTCTCCCTTTTCATTTCTGTTATCTTTGTACCCTTTAGCACGTGAAAGATAAGAGTACATGCGTTTAACAGTGCGATAAGATACACGCCCGCTCATCAAGTCACTTGCTCTTTGTACTCCACTTCCTACGCCATGTTTCTTGGCTTGTTTTGCATCAAAGCCCCCCCGTCCATATTTCCGCCTTAACTCTAATCCTCTCCTGGCTTTGTCTCTAATCTCTTGCGGTACTTCAAAACTATTGCTCTTGTATAAATCTAGTATTTCTTGAAACATATAACATAGTCCTTTTTGCTTAAGACTATGTTACATGATCACCTAAAAAGAATAAAGAACTAATCCCCTACGGATCGACTTGAACAAGCCCCCTGCGCCCCTTAGTCCTGATTTATCTTCCCTTTGAATATCTTCTATAACTTTCATTGCACTATCTTCAAAAGATAATGGATCACGAGCAAAGAAACTAAAGCCTTCATTTTCTTCTTCTTGTGTGTGACTGATGAAAGCTTTAATGTTTTCTCTTACTTTTTTTGTAGATGTTGAAGCTGTTAAGATATATAAAAAGGCATTACTTAAAGGGTTCTTTTTTATATCTTCCTTAATCTTGGTATAGTTTATCTCCCCTTTTCCTGTCTTATATTCAATATCCTGTTGTTGTTCCATAATCAGCCTCATAGCGTTCATTCTTTCTTTCGCTGTTTGCTGTTTCATCTTCAGATATCCGCTTTTAATTCCGCTGTTATAAATTGCAACTGCATCCTGTAAAGCTGTCTTTTGAGCGTCCCCCAATCCTGCCCCCGCGAGCTGTCCCACTGCTACGGCTAGATTTTGATATGTGTCATAGTTCAAATCTTCTAAGATGTTAATATCTCGAATCACACTACCTACTAATAAGTTTTCTATGTAGTCTTTACCTGTACCGTTAAACGAGCCGTCTTTTTTTATGTACTGAACAGAATTTAATTGAGTCAAAATACCATCATTAAGCAGGTTTTGAACCACATTGCCCAACTCTTTTGATGGTCGGCTTAAAAAGTGATTTAGAGTTTGACCTTCTTTGATTGACTCTGAAATCGTCTTTAATGTCTGATCTGTCAATCTGCTTGCTTGCGATCTACCAAGTAAACGGGCATCCATTGAAGCAGTTTTATTTTCGTTTAAAGCTCTACTGATTACTTGTAAACTCTTTTTATCTTTTTGCTTAGGTTCGTAAACACGTACTAGCATAGGGGCTTTCATAGCATCAATATCTGATTCATTGAAACCGAAAGCGCTAGCGTTACTCTTCAATGTATCTTTGTATTCTTTTGCCTTCTCTGGATGTTTGGCATAAACACGTTGTAAGCTCATTGTTCTACTATTGCCCCCTAAAACTGTACCATCTTCCATGATAATTGGCGCACCGTTTACGGCATCGGGGTTAGTGTTTATCATATATTCAGATTTAAAAGTTTGTGCTTGATGGATTAC